TCCCAGGCGTGGCCGAACATGCGGACGTTGCTGGGACGGCGCAGCTCGATCGCCCATGCGTTGCCCGACACGTCCAGGTTGCGGTTGACCTCGGTCTGCACCGCCAGGTCAGTGATGGCCTGAGCATCCGTGCGGCCCAGGTTTCGCAGCAGCTGGTACAGGCCCTGATAATCGCCGTTCGAGCGCAGCTGCGCCTGGATCACTGCATCGCCGATCGCATTGCCAAGCGTCAGGCTGGTGCTCGATTGATCAGCGTCCTTGTCGAAGACCAGGATCGAACTGGTGTTGCGGTAGTAGGCGGGAGGTGCATAGCCCTCCTCCATGTGGACATAGTTCTCCTGCCAATCCGCAGGGTTGAAGGTGCCGTAGTTGTCGCGGGTGGCGGTCCAGTGCTTCCCGTCCTTCCGCATCACATCACCCTTGCGGTAAAACACCGTGGCGCTATGGGCTGTCTCTACAGCAGGGCGCTGGGCAAAGCGCAGCTCGATGCTGCTGCCGCCAGTTACCACCGTGCTGTACTCCGACGCGCCAACCGTCACCAGTCGATCGGTCCAGGCAGGGCCCGAGCTGGGCTGCACGACGTAATCACGCACCGGTAAGCGTTCGCTGCCACCGCTGCCCGTGATGATCGTGTAGCGCCGCTCGCTGGTGGAGCGCACATCGCGGAAGCGGCGAACGTACACCCGCAGCCCCGCCAGCGGCAGATACACGTTGGCCACGCTGCCGGGGGCGCGGTTGCCGCTCACGTTGTCGGTCGCCATCGCGGCAGCCAACTTGATCTGCGTCGGCGCCGTCCCGCTCCAGGGGCTGGTGGCCAGCTGGGCGCGGTAGTCATCGCCGCCTGAGTTCTCCACCCAGACGTAATCACCAGCCCGCAGGCTGTAGCCGTCCTGCACCAGCAGCTCCGGCTGGTTGGGATTGGCGCGGTTGGGGGTCAGCGCCGTCTGCAGCGTCAGCGTGGTATCGGTGTTCCCTTGGCCAGCGACGAGGTTGCCCAGGTAGACCCGCTTGATGTTGTTGGTCTTGGTGAACGGGTCCAGAGGACGCGCCAGGTAGGCGATGTTCCAAGGGCCGTCGATGGGTGATGCCTTGGCCTTGAAGCCTTCGCTCAGCGCAGCAACCGATCCGAAGTTGCTGTTGCTGTTGGTGATCGTGATTTCACCGCCGCTCTGGCACCAGTGGTGGACGCCCTGGCCGATGGCGAAGACGCTCACCTCCTGGATCACCGCATCGTTGACGGCGCGGATGTGGAAGGATCGTCGATCCGGGTCCATCCGCACATCGTTGGGCGAGCTGTTGATGTAGTCGTCGTAGCTCGCAAAGCTGGTGGTGCTCCACTGGTTCGCGGCGCCCTTGACGTACTTCTGCCAGCAGCTCAGGTCACGCTGCAGGCTGACGCCCGTGAACTGGGCAATCACCATCGAGCGGAAGCCCGAGCACTTGGCGCCATCGGCGTAGACGCCGCACAGTCCGTAGTTCGAGCGGATCGAGCAGTTGAAGATGTACGGGCTGGCGCTCAGCGTCGTGTCCGTGCCAACGGTCTGCGATCCAGCAGCAGGCTGCGGGCCAACGATCTCGTACTCCGAGGTCTGCGTTGCCACCAGGGCCGGGTCGAGTCCGCCTGTGTTGGACGCCCCAGCGAAGGCGAGCTTGATCTTGCTGTAGAACTCATCCAGCTCGGCCTTGCCCGCGAACTCGAAGGCGTGGAGCAGGTGGTGGCTGGTGGTCGCACCAGCCTTGTCCATGAAGGTGAAGCCGAAGTAGTAGCCGGTGCCCGTCACCTTGAAGATGGCGCGGCGGTTGCTGGCATCGGCTGCCTCGTCCGCGGTAGCAGGGACGTAGCTGGGGCGGAAGATCGTCTTGCGCAGGTCAAGGCCGCAGAGACTCACGCCACGGGGCAGCAACAACCCGCCGCCGCTATGCGGGTTGAACGCCACCAGCTCAGCGATGGTCGGGCTCTTGGTCGCCGGCCACTCGGAGACGGCGGTGGTGCCGGCTTCGTTGTGGATCGTGTAGACCCCTGGCATCAGGACGATGCTCACCAGATCCGTGTTGGCCAGCGGGCTGGTGTAGTAGCTCTTGGCGGTGATGATGCCCGCCTCGATCACAGCGCGGTTGATCGTGCGGAATGGGCGGGCCTCGGTGTAGCCGCACTCCAGGCGCTGCAGGGCGATGCGCTCGTCAGCCGTGCCGCCAGTGCTGTACTCCCCGCCCGCGAAGGTGTCGTCGCCGGTGGCTGGGTTGACGTAGAGGACGTAGGGCGCGTTGAGCGGGTCGTTGATGACGCCGCTGCCGATCTCAGCGTTGCCGCCCAGCTGGCGTACAGCGTCGGTCAGCGCCGCAATCTGGGTGCGGAAGGAGCCCTGCGAACTATCGATGTGGTCGAGCGATCCTGCCTGCCCGCCCCGAACGATCTTGGTCACAGACGCCGCCTACTGCAGTTAGCCCATCGTAGGTCGGCTCAGTTGGTTCCCATTCGCAGGGCGATCTCACCCACCGTCACGAAGTTCAAGCTGCCCGCAATCACATCGGAGACGCGGGTGTTGATCGCCGTGGTGGTCACCAGCAGGTGGGTTTCGTAGTACAGGCTGCCTGGCAACGGGTCGTCACACGTGTCCGTGCGGTCCTGGATCATCCAGAACTCGGCCGCGGCCTTGCTGCCCTTCTCGGTCATCAGCAGCAGCTGCATCAGCGTGGTGCTGTCGGCGGTGTCGGCTCCGTGGTCGGCGCGCTCCACCAGGAAGTCCATGGTGCCGCCGCCGGTGACGATCGACTTGACGCTCTCACCGAACTTGTCGCCCACTGCCGTGGTGTCCACCTCAGGGGCGTTGAGGTTCAGGCTCCACTCCCGCAGCCAACACTGGATGGTCCAGACCGTGCCGTCCTGCGGGTCGTTGATCTCGCCCCTCGGGCGGATGTCGGCGTTGTCGTAGTCGGCCGTCCCAGCGACCGGGCGTTCGTACCTGGGGGCGTCGGCGCAGATCGAGGCCAGCGTCACCTCGTCGCGTGCATCGCTGTAGCTGTACTCGCCCAGCAGGTTGGTGCAGTGGACAATCGCGCTCTCGTAGTTGTCCGACCCCCGCAACGCCAGCACCAGCCGCTGGAAGTCGGTTGGGTACAGCTGCACCCGCCGAGCCGGATCACCACGCAGAGCGCTGGCGCGGTCGGTGTAGAAGCTCAGCCGGTCCAGCTGGTCCCGGTAGATGTAGAAGGTGGTGTGGCTGGTGAGGCCGCTGGTCTGGCGGCGCATGTAGAAGTCCGCCGTGTCGTTCGACTTGTAGAACCGCGCTTCCTCCGCGTAGATGTGGATGCGGTTCTCGCCTAGGAACCAGCGGCTGCCGTAGTAGGTGGCAGAGCCGTCTGGGTTGTCGGGCACCCCGTCGTTGTTCAGATCGAAGGGGAGGCCGTTCGTGGCGTCGAGCGTGACCTGATCGCCGCTCCAGTAGGCCGGATTGCGGACGTGGATGCTGTTGCTGCCGATGTTCAGCGCATCGGGGTAGAGCACCAGCGGGTCTGGCGCTTCCCGCTTGAGCACCAGCTTCCCGCCGTCGCCGAGGACTGGCATCTCAGAAGCCTCCGCTCATTGGGCCGGAGACCTGGAAGCTGACGCTGCAGGCGATCACCGCCCCAACCGACACGGGCGTGCTGACGCTGGTGACGATGGCGTTCACCTTCAGCTCCGCGCCGATCGCGGTGCTAAGCACCAGATCAACCGGCTGGGGGCCATCGTTGTTGCGAAAGACCGAGTTGATCAGTGCTCGGGTGGCAACGTCGTCCCGGTCGTACAGCACTGTGGTGGAGCCGGTGGCGCCACGGATGCCCTCGATGTAGGTGCGGTCCCACTGGCCCAGCACGGTGGTCTCTAGGGCGTCGCGGCTGATGTCCAGCGAGAACTCGCGGCACTTGCCGACGCGGTTGCCCTGGAAGCGGAGTTCGCCGCTGGTGCCCGTCAGTACCGCCATCAGCTGTCCCGCTGGCCCTCGAACTTCACGCTAACGCTAGAGGTGCCGGGCACTCCAGACGCCACCGTTGGTTGATCAGCGAAGCGCCAGATGTAGTCCCGCGCCAGCACAGATGCCAGCGCCGGATCGCAGCCGTCCCAAATGGCGGGTGGCAAGACAACTTCGTCGTAGCTGCCACGCGCCAGGTCGTAGCACTCGCAGATCGCCAAGGCCACGCTGTCAGAAACATTGGCGAAGTTGAGATCC